CCATCACGATAGACTTGTTCACTTCCACTTACAGGAGTGTTTGCTACATAGAAGTCTGTATTAGACCCATTAACTGTTCCTGATGGTGTTTCGTTTATATTATTTTCGTTTATTCCGTAGCTTCCGCCTGATATTGTTGGATATGCCATATACTAATTATACCTTTTTATAAATAAGCACATATTGCCCTTACAATAGTAGTGCTTAAGTCTCCCCTAATATTTATATTACTAGAATCTGCATAAGCAGACATAACAACATAATAAGATGTCTTGGAAGATAAACTTAATACCTTTGACCTATAAGCCAGACTGTAGTTTGTTTGGGTAGCAGAACCAGTACCCCTATACCAGAATACTCGCAAAGCATTATCACTAAAACTGTTGTTAGCAGTTGATATACCAGCGTAATAACCTAAGTCTGTTGTAGCTGTGTCATTTATTGAAGCTATATATTCAAAACTTACATTCCACACACCTATAGGTATGCTTAAACTTAATGAACCTAAGTTATAAACTGTACCTGCTGTTGGTGATGATTGTTGTCTATTGGAAGTGTCTGATAAAGAAGCTGTCCATTTAGTTGTGTCTAGTGGAAAACCTAGAGGTGCTTTTACTTCTGAAAAGAATGGGTCTGCTATTGCAGAGTTTGCTACATCATAGTCTGTACCACCATATAAGGTGATTGTAGAAGCATCTATAGCTGTTACTATTCCGTAGAATGTTGTGCTGTTATTTGTAAACTTTATTCTCATTCCTACACCGATTATTCCTGTTAAATCACTTCCTGTAGAAACTACATAAGTTGGGTCGTCTGCTGACGAATAAGTAAGTGTTGTGTTTATTTTCTTCCAACCACCTCGTTCAATCTGTATAACCCCACCAGCATCGCCATAATCTACAGCATCAAAGTTATCTACTGTATCTGCGTTACCTGTGGAAGTTCCAGCTACTAAATAAGAAGCTAAGACTACATCCGTTGATTCAGGTGCTGTCGTAAAAGTTATAGTTGTGCCTGAAATAGTATAGTCGTTTCCTGCACCTTCGTTTTGTAAGACACCATTAACAAAGATTGATTCTGAACCACCTATTGGTGTACTTGCTAAAGTGTATGTTGTATCCGCACCGTCATAGTCACCAGAAGGTGTTTCCCTTGTTACTGTTGAAATAGGACTTACACCTGCGTTACTTGCTCTATATGAAAAGACTACTAAGGTATTAGCATCTAAAGCTAAAGCTATTGGGTTACTGTATGTAGTTGGTTCTGTTTCTGTTAATGCTCCTGCTGTTGCATCTGATACATAAAGCCATGCACCTAAAGTAAAGCCATGTGAAGTAACTGTTATTAAACCTTCTTGTACTGCATCAAAGGTACTTGCATCTGATACTAAGGCTAAATGTGTTCCTAGTGTGGTTTCTGCATCTGCTTTTGCTTTTGCCCAAGCTGAACCACTCCAATATATTGCATCTCCGGTACTAAAACCATGTGATGCCTGTGTTATTTCTGTTTGTAAAGTTTCTCCAGATCCACCACCAACTCCGGTGTCTCCTTGAACTCCGGTGTCTCCTTGTGAACCTGATGTTCCAGTGTCACCTGTTATTCCTGTTGCCCCTATACCTGTGTCTCCTTGTGAACCTGTATCTCCTTGAATACCTGTGTCACCTTGACTTCCTGCTACTCCAGTATCGCCCTGTGAACCAGCAACGCCAGTATCTCCCTGACTTCCTGCTACTCCGGTATCTCCTTGCACCCCAGCACCAGTATCGCCTTGAGTACCAGTATCACCCTGAACTCCTTGAACACCTGTATCACCTTGTACTCCAGCACCAGTGTCTCCTTGAGTTCCGGTATCTCCTTGAACTCCTTGAACACCTGTGTCTCCGGTTATGCCTTGAATACCAGTGTCTCCTTGAGTACCAGTATCACCCTGACTTCCAGTTGTACCTGTATCACCTGTTATACCTTGAACTCCTGTAGCACCAGTAACTCCGGTATCTCCCTGTATGCCTGTATCTCCAGTCACTCCGGTAGAGCCTGTTACTCCTGTTGCTCCAGTAACTCCCGTATCGCCTTGAACACCGGTATCACCAGTTACTCCAGTTGCTCCTGTAACTCCTGTATCCCCAGATACACCCGTATCCCCCTGTATGCCGGTATCTCCAGCAACGGTAGAATCTGCTCCGGTGTCTCCTGTTATTCCTGTATCTCCTTGTATTCCCGTGTCACCTTGTATACCTGTGTCTCCGGCAACAGTAGAATCTGCTCCGGTGTCTCCTTGTATGCCAGTGTCACCCTGTATGCCGGTATCACCCTGCACACCGGTATCACCAGTCACACCAGTATCACCTATGGATAAGGTGTCTGCTAATTGACCTACTGTCATTTGTTTAGTTGATCCACTTGCTGATTGTGTGTGATCTGAAACATCAACTACCGGTATTAAATCGGTATCTGCTGGTGCTGCTCCTAGTGCTTCTAGTTCAGTGATCTTATAACCCATATTATACTAATGCTCCTTGTACTATCATAACTATTTCATTCTCATATAAAATCTCAACGCTGTCTTCTGTCAAAATAGCCAAAGGCTCTAAATAAGGCTTTGGTACTTTGGTTGTAGTTGGTCTTGCTGCCTTAGCTACTACAGTATATGAAACACTTGGTTTAGCATTTACTGTATAAGATGGTTGTGATGGCTTGGCTACCTTAGTGATATTTGAATCATAAGTTGGCATTTAATAATCACTCCCATCATCTTCGGGAATCAAACCAATTACATCCCTATCATAGTTACCTCTTTTAAGTGAAGATATTGCTCTTTTAACTTCTAAATCATATCTAAGTTCTCTTTCACTTAATGGTATTGGTTTTTCTCTACTCTCCTTCCACTCAATAACTATTCCGTCTGCTAGTGCGTGGTGCAATGCTTTTGGAATACCATGAGTTGTAGTTGTTGGATCAACTGACATATCTGTAGTAGATGTCATGCTTGAAATGTCTTGAACTATTGTGTTAAGCCAAATCTTCAATCCATCTGTCACATTTGTAATTGTTCCGGAATAAATCCAAATAGAGTTTCTCATCATATCAAAAAATGCAGTTCCTTCTGTATTACCGAAGGCTGCTGTTATGTCTGCTTCTGTAGATATTGGATCTTGATGTTGTGGAAGGTCAAACTCATATAGTTTTACATAGTTAGAACCGTCTAGTTTGGCTTCTACTCGTTTTATTCTTGAAAGTAGATCTGAATGTAGTGGGTACTCTCTTTGATTCGCTACGAGGTTTAGATAGGTCGGAACTAAAAATAAATCTTCATCGGCTTCAAGTGCCTGATATACTAACCGATCCTTAACAACATTCGCTATCGTTATCAAATCGGCATTGGTTAATGTCGTACTATTGGTGCGAGTCTTTAATCGCACATAAGCTGCTAGTTTCTCCGGAGTCATATAAGATAATTATACTAGAAATCGTTTAGCATTAGAAAGACTTGTCCGGCAATTAGTGTGTTTGTATACTTTCCGACCAACTCTTTTAATAAAACAACTTCTTCTGCTGATAATGAGTCTTTATTCCCATCGTATATATCTTTAGCAAGAGAATAACGCTTCATCTTTTCCTTACCTTCCAGTGGATTGTCCTTATCAGTAAGTAATAAAACTTCTACTAAAACACTGCTTAAAGTAAGAATCTCGTTAGAAGCGTTATCCCTTACAGACTCCCCACGAAGATTTTTTATTTCCGTATTGAAGTCTATTTTCATGCTCTGATTATACTATGCTGCTTCTACGGAAGCACCTTCTGATAATGGATACCAAACACATACGAACTTAATCACACCGGCTGTTATATTAGCTGTGCCAATACTTCCGATTATGTCTGCTCCATTAACTACCATTTTCTCAATCAACACACTTGCTGCTTCAACACCAGAATCTACTGTTCCATCAGTCATATGCCATATTTCACCAGCATCTATACCTGTTGCATCTGCAACTTGTGGTAATAGGGCTGCGGTATTCCCTGCAATCCCTACCTCTATAGTTGCCCCACCAACTAGATCTGTTGTGCATACACCATATATCTTGACTAGAACATCTCCGGTTACTGTGAAGATTGAAAAAGGGTCTCCAGTACCATCATAGTCACCTATGGCGTTTGTTGTTCCACCTGCGAAAGTGATGATCTTCTCAACACTATTTCCCCAGTATGAACCTGCATCCATAGGAAAACCATTGCCGTCTAAAGGCATGGACTTATAACTACTCATTATTTATTTCCTTTTCCAACTAAATACGACTAAACCCCACCCCCGTTAAGGGAATGGGGCATAGTTATTATTTTTATGCACCAGTATCGCCTTGTATACCTGTGTCTCCTTGTACACCGGTATCGCCCTGAATACCCGTATCACCTACACCAGTTGCTCCGGCTGCTCCGGTTGCTCCTGCTGCACCTGCTGCTCCGGTATCTCCGGTAGTAGCTGCTGCGGCTGCTTCAATGGTAACGAGTGCTGCTTCTAGGTCGTAAATGCTACCTGCTGCGTTGCTATATTGCCCCATAATTAAATGTTCCTTTATGTCCACCCCCGACCATTTCTGATCGGGTGTAGAGCAATTAACTAACTTAGTAAACTAACCTAAAGCTACCCAAGATACTTGTTCGCTGGTTACATTAAGGTCTGTGTCCAATCCGAAAATGAACCCACTTGCGGATACGGTTATACCATTAGATGTAATACCAGAAGAAGTACCTGCTGCAACCTGCTTATGTGCGGAAGCTGCTGCCATTCCTTCAATCCATAGTTCTTTGTCGCTAGAAGTGTTGTTTACTACTTGGACAAATCTAGGTCTGAAACCACAAGTAAATGTGTAAGCTGCGACTGTACCGGTATCTAAGTATCTGCCAGTAGCCATTCTTACCATGTTTAGTGGCTCTTGTACTGTTATTGTTTGTGCCATTTTAGTTTCCTTTAACTAACTTATTACTTAGGCTGTTACGCCGTGATGAACAACGACTAAGAAGTTATTGTTCAAGATCTTACCAACGAAGGTAAGTTTCCAACCGGAAGTTGCTCTTTGGTTAAGAGGATCTGCTGAACCTGCTGAACCTAAAGGCTTCACGATATTCTTCAATGTTTCACCACTGATTCTTGTCATTGCATAAGCGTTTTGACCGAAAATCAAAGAGTAGTGAACATCTACTGAACCTGCACCACCACCGCTATTTACATAAGCGTTGCTGGACATGATGAACCTTACATTGGAAAGTGATCCAATCTCATCTTCCATAACGGTAGATTTGTTTGGATACTTCTCAACTGGAATCCATCCGGTTGCATCGTCTAAGTCATAAGCAGTGTCTTCTGACACAATACCGATAAAAGATTTACCGATAGGAACTGTGTTGTAACCTGTTGAAGGATCAATCATTGAAGTGACTGGTCTTGCGTTGTTACCTCTTAAAGTTCTTACAGCTTCTTTTACTTCTGCTCTTGTTAGCTTCATTGCTGCTGTGACATCTGTGTCTGCTGCTGCTGTGGAAGCGTATTGGATAGTTGTACCGGCTGCCAATACTGCTCTCATTAGTTGATCAATAGAATCACCTGCTTGATCTCCCAAGATTTCTGCTGTTTCTGTCAATATAGGATCATATGTTTCCATCTCAACTTTGTCGGTTAAGATTACATAGTCGCCATATTGCAAAGCGGTTGCAGTTACATCAGTTACGCTAAGAGCTGTTCCTGATGGGGTAACACCTTCTGTTAATGCTGTTGTATTAGCAGTTAAGTTACCGTACTGTCTGAACTTAATTACATTAGTTCCAGAGTTTCTAGGAATATCTCTTACTTGTGCGAATCTTGTATGAACAAAAGCTGGTACTGCTCTCTCTAACAAGGCTCTATCGTAAAAGTTATTAACCTCTACTGGTATTGCTGTTCTATCTGTCAATGCCATATTAGAACACCTTTCATTAAATATTTACTTGTGTATTAACAAAAAAAGACACAACCCTTTCGGATCGTGTCTCGGTTTTTCCGTTATACACTTATGTATATTTTACGGGAAATATGCGGGGTTTACAACACCTCGTTAAGAGGTCTGCCAGTTCTCTCGTCTATACGATCAAGAGAAATGTTGCTTCCAGCTTCTAGAGTCTGTTGTTGACTCTTGCTTATAACCTCTGCCACTTGTTGTGGTACAGGTGTATATCTACCCTTTGGTATGAAATATTTATAACCATTAAGTTGTACTGATTCTATAGCACCGGATACATGATATTGGTATCTTTCACCATTTTTATCTGTTCTCCACTCAACAACACCTGCTTTTTCTGCTGCTTCCAAAGGAATCAAGATACTTACAGTTGGTTGTGCTAATAATCTTGCTTTCATTGCTTCTGCTTTGTTCTTCCAGTTTTTGTTTACTTCCCTATCTTCTGATGGGTTTGGTCTTTCCTCTAAGGTAGCGACCTTTTTAACTTCAACCTCTGAACTATCTACTGCATCCTTTGACTCCATTAACTTAATTGTTGATACGATAGATGCCTTAGTCTTAAATGCTTCAGCTTCTTCACTGTCCATTCCTAACTCTACTAATCTATCTTGTAGTTCTTTTACTGTCATTGTTTCTAAATCCATAATATCCTTTCAAAATAATTACCTTTGACCTAGAACCCTTCTTTTGTGTTGTTCAAAGTCA